CTGCAGTAAAAGTGCAGTAGCGCGATTTCCGTGACTTTTTTATTTTCCTCGCAACTCCTTCATCTGGAAGAAGTGCGCCCCCCGGGACTCGAACCCGGAACCAATTGATTAAGAGTCGAGTAATTTTTGTTGGCGGATAATGAGTTATGATAAAGGGGGCCACTTTGGGGGCCAGTTACCTTTGAATTTGGCTGCGTTCTTCAGCGGTGGCTTGGTTGAGTTTCTCGCGGATCCAAGCGCTTAGTTTGGCGGGCTTGGCGGCGCGGACCCAAGCGCTTTTTTCTTCGGGGTAGCAGAAGAAGAGAATTTTGGCGGTCATGTTGTCGGCTTCGGGGTCGCGGGCGTTGTTTCGGTTGCCGGTGTTGCCGTGGGGCTCGATGTCGGGTGTCATTGGGTGATGGGGTGTTTCAAAAGGATTTTCTCTGCTGCGCGGATGGCTTGGGCGAGGTAATCGAGATTGGCGACAAAGGTGTCTGGATTGTCTTTGTCACGCAAGACGAGCTTTGCTGTGTCGGTAAGCAATGCCAGGGCATTGTAAAGTTTGAGATTTTCCATGCTCGGACACCTCAAATGTTGGGGTTAAAATAACCGGCAATAAGACTGAAGGCGTAAAATCCGGCAAGGCCGAGGACAAATGCAGCGGGACCGTGGGTGAGGGTGAACGACGAGCCGAGCGCGAGGCTCGCGGTGGATGCTGTGGCGAGTGTCACAGCAAGGAGGTTTTTAATTTTCATTTTTCGTTCCCGGATTCGCCGGGCCGATTTTTATTTTCCAGATTCGCTGGACCGAGGCGGGCCGTGGTTGGCTCGCTTAAAAGTGAATGTATAAAGATTCAAAAGTGGCGCAAGAATTATTTCTATATTATGAAAATATTTTTTTAGAAAGTGCTTGACACTCGCGGAGGCTGATTAAATGGGGCTTTGCGGGTCACGGTGTTTTCTTTTGCGTGAGCTTTTTATTTTGTGCGGCGATGATTTCGAGAAGGGGATTACGGGCCTCTGGGCAAATGATGGCGATGCGTTGGGGTGGCAATTCGTCGGCCATGAAGAGTTCGGCGGCGCGGGCTCCGTTGGGCCAGCGGGCGCGGAAAATGTGGGCGTTTGCGCCGGTGTTTGGCCAGATGGGGCGGCCGCTTGCGGTGAGGTCTGGCCGGATTTTTAGCGTTACGGGGGCAGCGCCCAGGACATTGCCATTCCAATCAACAATGCCGCCGGGTGGGCTGGTTTCGATGAGGATTTCCATGGGCGGCGCAACTGGCCGGGCTCGCGGGGCGAAGGTCTCGGGCTCAGGGCTGGCGCAGGCTGCCAGGAGTAAAGTAAAGCAGCATATTGTTAATGTGTTTTTCATTTTAATAATGTTGTAAAGCTAACAAAATAAATGTGATAGCTACCCCCCTCCCCCCCCCGCATTCCGTTTCGGTGGTGAGGTTGTGGATTTGCCCTACCCAGCCGGGCGGGAGCTCGTTCGATTCGCTGTTGAGGATCCAATACCTAAAATCGCGGGCGGTTTTATTACATTCTGGGCAATGTCCTGGGGCGTGGCTTTTCCCTGCGGGTTTGTTCTCGTGGTGGTTTTGGCGTAGCAGGCAGATTCTGACGCTGCTTCTGTGAGTGCAGCCCGCGCCCAGCCGCCGCGAGTCAGCCCGCTTCGGGCTGCCAGTGCGTCGATTTGCTCCATGGTTTTTTCGTCCACCGAGGTCGAAATAGACACGGACCCTTTCCCTACTCCGTGCCCGGTTTTTTCTTTTCTCATAAGATACTTATAAGGCAGGAAAAATTTCTTTCAATTTTTTTGTTGCATTCTCACGAGAAACCTAAGAGAAGCGAGGAAGTGAGGTGAACACCCCACTTGACCGCATGAAAACTCTACAAACTCAAATCTCACGAGAAATCCACGAGAAAATCGAACAGATGGCCAAGCGCCAAATGATCAGCCGGGCCGCCGTTGTGCGGCGAATCTTAGCCAAAGCCGTTGAGAAAGCGACAGCGGAGGGCCAGATATGAGTGAAACAAAATCACAAGCCAACAAGCGCAGCGCCCTCAACAAAACGAGTGCTGCCGTGGAGCCGCACCTCATTCAACGACTCCTTGAAGAGAAGGATGCTGATAAAGCGCGAGGCTGGGTGGATTGCCTCAGGAATTGGCAAATCGTGAGGAGGAACCTCGGGAAATGAACTACTGCAAACTATACGCAATGGAATCGGGAATCTCGATCCACTGCACGGATTCGTTTTGGAGATCCGCAATGATGTCGTTCAATTCATCCTCGGACGGGCCGAATATCAGGCTTTTTCCGTTGGAAAGCAGAAACCCTTTGGTGCCCTCTCCAAGATGGGCGAAGGCGATGTGGTCTTTATTGAGAAGTCTCATAGGAAAGCGGCGTTCTACAAAGCGGACTCCAAATACACAATCTCAAAGTCAGGAGGGCCAGATATGAGCGCTGCTTTTATTTTACCAGGGCGAAAAGAGAAACAGCCAGAGAAAGGATGGAGATGGCTATGGCAATCCAGTTTTGGACGCGGGATACAGCGTTTTTTCTCCGCTCAATCTCATAACGATGGGCAAGACCGGGATGGGAATCGGGTTTATATCCGGCAGCATCCCGCAGAAGCTGGGCTGTATTCTTTTTCTGAATTGTGGAGAGAAGGTCGTCTTCTGACATCGGAGGAACTGGATCAGATCGAGGGCCGGGTGAGAAGAGTGGCTAAGACCGTGCTGTGGCATGACTGCGTGCCATTGGATGACCTCTCGGACATGGGGACTCTCTGCGTGTGGGATGTGCCTCGCCTCATGGGAATGATCTCGGTGTTGTCGCAATCGAGCAAGAATGAGGGTTTCCGTCAAGCTCAGGAGGGCCAGATATGAGCCGCCTTTTTTTGTGCAGAGCGATGGATCCGCTGCGCGGTCCGTTTGGCGACTATGTGAGGGCGTCGAGCAGGGAGGCAGCACGCCGCCGTTTTTTTGAAATTTTCGGATTTCGGCCGTTTTCCGTGGAGGTAGACAAATGAACACACCGGATGCAGTGCTCTGGATTACTTGGACCTGGGAGGCGCTCTGTGCCCTCGGGCCTGCGGCTTTTTTGGCAATCCTGGCTTGGAGGATGGGAGAATGATCGAGCAACATTATTCACCGGCGCAGTTGGCCGGGCTCCTCGGGGTTTCGCTGATGACCATTTCGCGGCGTGTCGCTGCGGGTGAGTTGGAGGTTGTGCGGTTCGGTGGCCGGGTGTTGATCCCAGAGTCATCGGTGCAGCGTGTCCTGGATAAATGCCGGGAGCCGGTGCGGCCGCTGCCGGTTCGGCGTGGGGTTCGGCCGTTGATCGCCTCCCTCTAATCGCCGCCGCTTTTTTGTTTTTTATGGAAAACGCCGTAGAAGAATCCCCGTTGGTCGTGGAAATTGATGTGGCAGGGTTGGAGTTCGCTCCTTCCGAGTTGGCATTCCCCCTTCGCTCGAATCGCTACATGAAGCAATTCCATGCCGCGAAGGCTGACGACAAGCGGAGCCGCCGTGGAATTAAGAGACTGGTGAGGCCGGAAAATGCTGCCGCGCTTGCCGAGTATTTGCCGGAGCCAGGGGAATGCACGCATGCGGTGGTGCGTGGGGATTTCGTGATGGCTGACATTATTCCGCTGCTTTTAGGGGATCGAGTTGCGGACTTGGTTGGGATTTCAACTTTAGGGATGAGCCGGGATAACGCTGTGAAGCTGGCCGAGCTGCTGGCCGCAGGCAAGGTGCGCCGCCTTTTTTTGCTGGTGAGCCATTATTTTTCCCAAGTCGATAAGACGGGAACATATCGGGAGGTTAAAGGGCTACTCGGTGACGCGGTGGTAGTGGCTCGCACCCATGCGAAGGTAGTCCTTGTCTCTGCCGCGCCGTCTTTTTTTGTGGTGGAGGGATCAGCCAACCTTCGTTCGAGCGACAACATCGAGCAGTTCGCCATCTGGAATGATGAGGAATTGCTGAACTGGCATCTGGAATGGATGCAGGAGGTGCAAGGTGCCTGAACCCTCGAACCTCAATGCGGAGATCGCGGCAAAGGTGCTCGAAGCGAATGTGCGGAACATCGTGGAAAAGGTGAAAGCCGGTGGAACGCTGAACGCTACGGAGCGCGCAATGATGGAGCAGGCCACAAAGGTCGTAACGCCTCTCCAAGAAGCTGAGGCCGCCAAATCCGCCGCGCCTTTTTTATTTTCGGAGCAGGAAATCGGGTTTGAGAAGCTCGAAGCTGCTGGGGAGTTCACCGGTGAGAGGTTACTTGCCCGCCGGCCAGAAGCTTACCGCGCTGTGGTGAGCATGGCGGCTGAGGGATTGAGCATCTCAGCGACGGCCCGAGCGCTTTCGGTGAGCCGAAACACGGTGACGGCTGTGAGGGAGCGTGAGGGAATTTCCATAGAGCAGGAGAAAAAGGAGTTACTCCGAGATGTGCGCCGTGCGGCAAGGCTATCGGTCGAGCGGGCTATCGAGCTGGTGCCGTCGATCAACTCAGCCAAAGACGCGGCCATCGTCGCAGCGGTGATGGTGGATAAGATGCAGTTGCTGTCGGGTGAAGCTACCGCCCGCATCGAGAAAGTAGAGGTTAGCCAGGACAAACTCTCGGAGATGCTGGCCAGCTTGCCGGTGCTCGAAGCTGAGGTAGTGCCAACCGGTTTACACGGGAGCGGGTCGGGACAAAAGGGGCCGGATGCGTTGGGGCTGCCTGGTGCCGGATCGGTGGGCGCTGAGGGTGGTATTGATATAGGATCAACTGATTCGGGGGCAATTCACCTACTGAACGCCGAAGCGGGAGCCACTTTGAGGGGCCACATGGCCGAAGGTCAGGCCGTCGAGCCGGTCGAGGTCGAGGCCGTGGCGGTCGATCAGGAGGGGGGGAGGGGGTCGGATTTTGCGACCACCCCCCCTATGGATACCACTGGTTTGGGTCCACAGAAAATTTTTGGCAAAGGGGTCTTATGAAGAAGGCGAAACTTAAAAAGCTATCCCCAAAAATGGAAAAAAAAATCTTGGACTGCATTGAACGGATTACGCAGGAGGTCAGGGCAGAAATGGCAGAAAGGGCTGCATCACGCCGTAGATAATATCTTTATGTCTAACTCAAAAAATAAAAAAAACGCGGCGGAGGCCGCTGCTGTGACGACTGAGCCGGTGCCTGAGCAACCGGTGAAGGTGAAGGTGTATCGCCCGACTCCTAACCGCTACCTGCTGCAAGTGCAGGTTCCTACGGGCGAGGCGGGCACGATGCGCGTGGCGCTGATGCGTGTGAAGGACAGCCGGTTCTACCGCCCTGGCGAGATGATTCCGGCGCTGCCTGGAGATCGGGACATCTGGGCTCCTCTCAAACAACGGTTCTCCCCTGCTATTGGCACTTTATGAAAAAAACAACAACCCTGTTTCA